GCCTCTCTGGACGTTACTGAGATTCCACGCATACGTGTTCCTTTGCTTTACTAATGTTGGGGGGGGGTTGTGGGTGGCTTAGAAGCCGAAGTTATCATCGACAGCCATAAGTCTGCCTGTGTCTGAATTGTACTGGAGCGTATCGGCTGAACCGAGAAAACCAGTGTGTCTGTTTTTGAGGATAGTAAGTTGCCTTTTGCCTGACGTGGGGTCTTCCTCATCCACATTCAAGGCGATGCAGAACCAAGCCAGCTGTGCTAAACTATGGCTTCCACGAAGCTGTGACAGCTGGGCTTTGTCGCCGCCTTCATGCCCTCGTTCTGACTTTGGCCTCTTGAGGTGGGACACAAGAACTAGAGCTAAATCCAGTTCAACGCATAGTGTAGTTAGCGTGTGCATTATGTGATCTATTAAGACCCTCTCGTTGTCATTTGCCCCAGCATACGAACTTACGAGAATACTAATGTGATCTAAAAAGACGACATCACAGCCGAGGCCGTGCTTCATGTACCTAATTCGGCTACAGATTATATCTAAGTCAAACGTACCCACATGATCGAATAAGTAGATTTCGCCGTTAGACACTAAGTCATCAAAGCCAGCTTCTACCTCATCTTTTGTTGCGGCCTCTGGATCAACAATAATGTTTCTATTGATGTGGAGACCTACTAGACCTTGCGAGGTTCGCTTGGTGTTTTCTTCTAACATCAACATGCCCACAGTAGAGCCTGTCATATGCAGGTGGTATGCGATCTCGCGTACTAGAGTTGACTTCCCACACCCAGAGCCACTGACAAGAGTTGTAATCCCCCTCATGCCTTTAGTCATGAAGTTCAACCTTGGGTAAGGATACTTGTAAGGGCTTTCAGCATCTGGAGTCGTAACAGTCTCTCTCATGTCAGACATCTGAACTATACCATCTGGTCTGTAATCAGCGGCTTGATGGATAGCATTGATGATTGCCCCAGCTTCATCTTTAACTAAGCACTCATTGGCATCCTTATGTGGCAAGACAGCAATCTTAACTTTTCCTATGGGCAAGACTTCAGCACATTCAATAGCGGCCTTCTGCCCAGCCTCATCCATATCAAACATCAAGATTATCTCTTTGAAGCCATTGAGGTAATCTATGTTTTCCAGAAGGTTCTTCTTAGCCCCAGCACTGCCGTTCCTTACGGAAACAGTAGCAAACCTATGCTGTTGGATTTGCGATACACTCATGCAATCTAGCTCACCCTCGCAAACAACCAGCTTCTTTCCAGCTGACCATAAGTGCATAGCAAAGAGGCCAGTGATCTTTCCAATGGTAGGAAACTGCTTGTCTCTGGTGCGTATCTTTTGACCTGTAGTTTTACCCTTGGCATCCTTATAGGTAGCCACCTGTATTGGATCGCCTCTGTTGTCCTTAGTCACAAAGTATCCAAACTTACGACACGTCTGCTCAGTCAACTTTCGTGACCTTAGTTCCATATAGTCGCCTGTAAGTAGGCTACTGTCTGTCTTGGTTGGTGTTGCGCTGGGCGTGTGCTCTCCGTCAGCTGGTGTGTGCTTTAGACAGCTGAAGCAAAAGCTATGTCCATCAGAGTAGAGGCTGTTGGCGTCTGATGATCCACAGGCATCACATGGTTCGTGAGACACAAAGGTGCTCTCTTCTTGTTCATTCATCTCTTTCATTCCAATAACGTGTAAAATCGTGATCGTTCATTCCTTGGATGTTCCTGTGCTTCTCATAAGCACCACAGAACTCGATGAGTGCATCAAGTTGTTCTTGTTTCTTCTGTGTCAGAGTGCCTTTTTTGTATTTGTCACTCATTAGTATTCTCATCAGCTGTGTCTGTGCATATCGTATGCCTATAAAGTTTCTCATGTTTGTTGCTTCCCTTGTAATAGAAAAAGGGCGATCCGAAGACCGCCCTTGGCTCTCTTTATCTGGCTTGCTTCATGCCTAGATGACACTCTTCAATCCACTCATCTGGAATCACTTTATGTGCCCAAGTGAAACCATTCTTTATGCAAAAGTCAGCATAAGAAGTATTAGACCCCTTATACAATTTGGCATTTGCGTTACTAAATAAGAATCTAAGGTCGATCTGTGGTAACTGCTGTTTGATCAGCACATGTTTCTGCCGATCAGCTGTGACCCATCGCCCCTTAGTTTCTAAGAACCACACACCACCAGCCTTTGGGAGAATGAAGTCTGGGGTGTACTTGGCAGTCCGCGCTGGGATTGTGTAGGTCAACTTCTGGCTCTCGTAGGTAAATGGTATACCTAGTCGCCTGAGTTCTTCTGCTACACCTACCTCAAGACCTGACCTGTAGCCTTCTTTGACACCTCGGTATCTGTGTTTAGAAGTCAAAGTTGTCCGCATCCTGTGGAGTACCAAAACTACCATCGACAGCCGATGTATCTATTGTAAATCCACCTTCCTCGATTGCATCAAAGCCTTGACCATTCATGCCTTGGCTGGCTTCTACAATCTGACATGAAGCTAGTTGTATTGAAACACCAGCTTGACCTGAGACCTTGTAGACGTTCAAAGTTCCTTTAAGTCTAAGTCGGCTACCACCGCCTATCCTTGGCTCTTTGCCCTCTGGCACTAATTGACCCGTTGTATCAAAGAATTTAGGTTGGTACTTAGACTGTAATTTAAACGCTACTTCCCCAGTCTCTTCATCTTTTTGGTAAGGAAATCTGCAATTCTCTGAACCATGTTCTGCTTTAGCGGCCTCATTAATTATCTTAATTAAAGGCTTTGCATCCTTCTGTGACACAAGTAGTTCAGTTTTGTATTTACCTTCGCTATCAAATGCTGTGTCTGGTTCGTTTAGGTGTGGGTACTTAGCCACGCCAATAGGTGTCTGAAATAGTATCTTTTGTTTCTTAGCCATACTTTTGTCTTTCTAATGTAAAAAGGCCACCCATAGAGTCTATGGATGGCCTTTAAGTTTGGAGGAGGAGAAGCCCTTAGAGTCCTTAGTAGGGAGATTGACCTAGGGGCTTCTTAAGGGTGACAAAAGTATTAACTAAAGCAGAACTGGCTCTCCCTTATCAGCTGTAAGTCTAGGGTTCCCATCTCTGGAATTGGGTTGACCCCAGCCTTCTCAAAGTCGTGTGGGTGATCCAGCTGTTGCCTTAGTTCCTCTTGCCACTTCAGCAACAGGTTCTCTTCAGCATACATCTCAATATGGGCTTCACGCACCCCATGATACAGGTCGTCTACATCTCCTGAGATTGCAAAGCTGTCGTGGATCATAAAGAAGTCTTCAGTCACCCCAGCGTCTAACAGTTTGACTATAGTTTTAGCCATGCCAGAGGCATCTAAAGAGTGTATCAGGTTAGCCGCCACGCTGGCTGTGTTCTTCCTGACATCCACCTTACCTGTGTCCAACGATAAGGATACCTTAGACCTCGTTCTCATGCCTACTGCTGTATCAAACAGGAATATCTTAGTCTCCACACGATCTCTCTTTAGGTAGTTGTGGAAGACCCTAAAGCCGCTGGGCGAAGTCCAGTTGACCAGCTTGTTTTGCTTACTGAGAACATTGGTGCACGACTGTATCCATTTCATTGCTTCAGCGGCCTTGGGTAAGGTCTCCACAATGCTGTCGTAGCTGTGACCAGCAAGGTATCTAGCCGCAACTTTTCGCTCTTTGTTAGTCCTAGCAATCGGGTGTTTCTCTAGCTCACCATAAGACACAGATCGTTGCAAAGGTTTCATCACGTCTTCCATGTATTGACCTGTCATCCCAGCGACAACCGATGAATACGGATATGTCATGCATGCTTTTTTCTGATTTTGGCGATTTATAGAATAGTCTAACCAGATACGCGCCAGTTCAGCCTTAGTAATCTCATTGTTACCAAAGGCGTTGGGGTCACTTAAATCAACTTCAAGTCTCTGAGTAACCTTGTCCGCAACTGTCTGGTAAAGGTCAGCCATTTCAGTTTGTGGAACTAGGTTACAAAGCCTTCCCTCGTCTTGTCCAAGGGTTAACATTGAGTAATGCTGGACACCACTATTAGTCCCATCCAGTGAAATTGGTATGAAGCCAACAAAGTCTTCACCTTCCTCAAGGTATCTGGAATACTCAAAGATTGCCGCCAACATTTGAAAAGGAGAGTCCGCACCAGACCATTGACCCAGACTATTCTTGTAGTCTTTTGTCATATCCAACAGTACACCCTCATTCTTGTCAAACCAAGCCACACGCTCATCTAGTGGTGCTTTGTCGATCTTCTCAAAGCCAGAGCAATTAGCAATATGTATCTTTAGCCATCTAATGTTCTGACCCTCGACTATGCGTCCTCTCTGGAACTGGAAGAGTGACTTAATATGGTCGTCACGGTGGTAGTTAAACGAGGGAACCATGTTGAAGCGACCACGGAAATCACAAGCCCAAGGGATCGTAAAGTAATCATGGACTGCCAGTTCATTAGCTATCTGAAGGTCTTGCTTCATGACAGCTTCAGCACCCTTGACGCGGCG